ACATAAGGTTGATTAAATACCTTATTCTCTTTAGTTAATTTAGCTAATTCAACAAGTGTTGGATTAGAACGAAATTTTAAAGTTGCCATTTTTAATAGTTTGAGGTTGGTGGGATCTCTCCCATATATTCAATATAACTGGTATTTTCCCCAAGTTGCCCTATTAATGTTCGGTATCTGTACTGGTGCATACCCTGTTTTTTCCAGGGGTTATCTGATATATATGAAAATAAACCATGAACAAGGAAGTAGCCGAGTATGTAAATGTCTTACTGGCAAACCGACAGTACTTATTAGAAGAAAGAGAAAATGCATCTGATTATAATAAAGACAAAGAACTACAAGAGATGACAGAGAGTGAACAATCACTTATATATAAAGCTCAAAAGGCAATGGATTATATAATTGAGGAAAGTAATTGAGAATACTGGTTGCTTGTGAGTATTCGGGTATTGTAAGAGATGCCTTTGCAGCCAAAGGACATGATGCTTGGTCTTGTGATATTTTAGAAACAGAAGCCCCTGGAAATCATTTGAAAGGCGATGTCTTAAATTTTTTAGACATGAACTGGGATTTAATGGTGGCGCATCCACCCTGTACACATCTGTCTGTTTCGGGCGCAAGATGGTTTACTGAGGGCAAGAAGCCAATGCATTTAAGAAAGAAAGCACTTGAGTTTGTACAAAGACTTATGGATGCACCGATAGATCGAATATGTATTGAGAACCCTGTTTCGGTTATTTCTTCCCATATAAGAGAGGCAGACCAGCTTATAAATCCTTACCAGTTTGGCGATATGGAATACAAAAGGACTTGTTTATGGTTAAAGAATCTACCAAGATTAAAAGACACTGATAATGTACTTGAAGAGACAAAAAAGCTTCCAGAGAAAGAATCCAAGAGGATTTGGTGGCTTGGTAGTGGTAAGGGTAAGGAGCGCAGTAAGTTTTATAAAGGTATAGCAAAAGCGATGGCAGAACAGTGGGGTGATGAGAGTAAACTACCCGAACCAATAGAACAGCTAAGTATATTCAGCCTTTTGTAACACCAATGTTAATACCGAACATTGACCCTGTACATACACTGACCATAGATATATTATTGATTTACAGGGCAGAGATGCCCACAACCTCTTAAAACTAATGGCAGAACAAACACTTACAGTTCTCAACCAGGATGAACTGGTCAGTAAACAAGCACAGCTTTATTGCGATAAGCTTAATCAACTAGCTTTCGATAAAGGACAAGAAAGAGACTTTATCATTATGCAGGGTACAAAGTTTCTTAAAGTAACAAGAAACGAGACAGAAGCTTTTGCTTTTATTGATAAAAAAACTGGTGAAGTATATAAACCAAAGAGTTGGAGAAAAGCTGCAAAGGGTGTTAGATATAATCTTTTAGAAAAAGCAAGTATTGAAAAACTTTTCAGCAATCTAGACTTATATGGTGAACATCTTTACCAATACGCTGTCAACTTTATCAATAAAAAACAATGAGAAAATATATGACCAAAGCAGAAGCACTTATTACTTTTAGACAACTTTGGAAAATGACCAATTGGTCTAGAAGTGATACCACCGCCAAAAGAGAGATGTGGAACAACTACACAGACTCACTTTGTAAAAGTGGTGATATATCACTCAGTCAATACGAAAACTGGGGTCAACCTTTCTAATGACTAAAAAAGATTACGACGAAGCAATGAGTTGGTTAAATGATCGGTATATGTTTGAGCAAGACATGACCAATGAAGTTTACCTTTTACTTCGTAAAACAATAGAAACAACTTACTTAAAATCAATTTACAACAAAAAAAAATGAAACTTTTAACAAAAGAAATTCTAAAAAAACTACCAAAACTCTATTCTTCTGCAGCACATGAAGATACTGAAAAAGAGTTAACTTTTCATTTAAAACTATTCTGTCCATGGTCTTTTTGGACTTGGTATATAGCAGAATACGACCCAGAAACTGGCATTGCATTTGGATACACCATTGGTTTTGAAAACGAATATGGGTCTATTGATGTTAAAGAATTAGAAACAGTTACTGGACCTCTTGGTCTTAAAATTGAAAGAGATATTACCTTTCAATCTATAGGGCAAAAAGCTTTGATGGAAAAGATAAAAAAGAATGGTCAATAATGGTAGACAAAGGGGAAAATCTAGACTATAATTGAAGTAAGGGCGAGAGCCTACAACCTCAAAAAATTCATGAACAACGATTTACAAAGAGAGATAGACGACATCAAGTCTAAACTCCAAGAAGCACAGAATGGTTACGCTTACTGCTGTGCGACTGCCGATTGGACAGACTTAAGTAAGCACAAAAAAAATGTTTCTAAGTACACTAAGATGCTTTCTGCACTACTAAGACAGAGGGCAAGAGTATGAAACATTTATTCTTGTATCTAGCGGTGGGCAGTATTCTGTTTACCGCTTTTGATTCGTCTCTTAAAGACATGACCAGAATCGACTGCAATGCTGGCATTGAGCTTGCTTGCAAAGAGGTGGCCAAGTGGTAAGAGATATGCAAAAGATTCTCGAAACTTTACGAGAACATGAAAAAAAGCAACAGACCAATAAGGTTGAACTTGTACAAGGTTGCTTAGAACTTACAAAAATTGTACAAGAACTTGGCGAAAAAACAGGTATTACTTGTAATGCTTTAGATGAAAAAACAAACATCATCAAAGACTTTATCGTCAAGCAAGCAGAAAAAATTACCATGCTTGAACTTCGTATTGCAAACCTAGAAGAAAAACTTAATGCAAAAAACTAAAAAAGAATATATACCAGCAGAGGTATATCATGCAGACCCAGCTTATTCTGCATCGGATTGTAAGCTGTATAAAAAGACTTGTCCTAAAGTTTTCTATGAATCTAAGTATGGCGAACAAAAGTTAGAACACGAACCAGCTTTGAAAAAAGCTTTTCGTACTGGCGAACTTTGTCATGCTTTTACATTAGAACCTGACCGTGCAAAAACCGCATATGGTGTCTGTCTTAACAGATCAACAAAAGCTGGTAAGGCACAGGCAGAGGAGATGGCAGCAAAAGGTATAGAACCTATTACTTCTGCTGAATATGAACTTGCATCTAATGTTGCTAATGCTGTATGGGAACACCCATTGGCAAAGAAACTTCTTGCCAAAGGTCATGCAGAACAAAGCTTTTGGCGTGATGACAAAGAAACTGGTCTTACTTGCAAGGCAAGATGTGACTTTATAAATGGCGATACAATTATCGACCTTAAGACAACTGGCGAGGGTAACAGCCATCCCGATAAATTTATTAAATCGGTTGCTTCATACCTTTACCATTTACAAGCTGCTCATTACTTAGAAGTAATTGGTGCAAAGCGATTTGTATTTATAGCAGTTGAAAAAGTCTACCCATATGCCATAAGCATTACCGAGCTAGACGAAGAAGCACTTGCCGAAGGCAAACGTCTTAGACAAGCTGCCTTAAAACAAATTTCTAAATGCCATACAGATGCTTATTGGCATGGGTATGCAGAAGAAATCCAAACACTCAGCCTACCAAGTTGGGCTTACAAAACAAACTAAAAAAATGTCAGAAACAAACCCACACGCTGCACTTGCAGTAGCTTTACAAAAAGCACAAGCAGAATTTCCATCAATGGGTAAGACCAAACAAGTTGGTGTAGGTTCTTATGGTTACAGCTATCTACCTTTGGAACAAATGCTGTCTTTGGTTACACCTGTTCTTCTTAAGAATGGTCTATGTTTAACACAGGGCTTTGGCTGTAGTGCTACAGGCGAAACACTTATAGTTACAAGACTTATTCATAAAGATGGTGGTGTTATTAAAAGCGAACTGCCAATATTTTTATCTGAAAGAGATATGGCAAACCCTAAGAAAAACCAAACCCATAACTGGGGTGGTGCAGTTACATATCAAAGAAGATACAGCATTAAGTTGATCTTAGGTCTTGAGACAGATATGGACTTTAATATGGAAGAGGAAGAAAAAGTTGAAGATAAACAAATTAATAAAGGCGAAGTTATAGAGACTTTACGAGAACAAGTAAAGGAAATTTCTAATAATTCTGATACAGAGAAAACTTACCAGCTTGCCAAAGGTGCGATAAATACAGCCAAGTCTGTAGAACAGTTAACAGATTTTAAGAAAAACATTGCAATTCGTTTTGCAAAGGGTAAACTAACTCTTACACAGAAAGAGGAATTGGAAACTCTTATTGTTAACAAGAAAAAGGTGCTTGAATAAATGGACCAAGACCAGCCTTATCTATCAACCAAAGACCTCGCCGAACGATACGGGATTACTCAAAGAACCATAAAAAAATGGCGAACAAGTACAAGAAGAGGTAAACAAGAAGGTCCCGAGTGGTATACAGTTCCACGAACTGCAACCGCTTTGGGTTCTCCTCTAATCAGATACCCACTTCCACAGGTTCTTGCCTGGGAAGAAACAAATTCAATCATTCCAATTAAATCTTTCTAATTATGGCCTACGAAAATTTATTTACAGGGCGTTTAGTCCTTTTTAATAATTCACAGAAAAAATCTGAAAAGTCCCCTGACCTTGGTGGCAACATTGAGTTTAGTCTGCAAGATGCCATGGCATTGGCAGAATGGATTACAGGACAAGAAGGCGAGGACAATTATGCTGGCGAAAAGGTAGTCAAAGTACCTGTAAGTGCTTGGCATAGAGAATCTAAAAATGGTACCTCTTTTGTATCGGGTTCTATGTCAGTAGCAAAAACCTCTACAGAGGAAATACCTTTCTAACTATGGCAAAAGTACTAAAAAAAGTTACTGACCCAAAACTACCTCTTAATGTCGCAATATTTCAAGACCATTTAGCACTTGGTCTTGAGTGTTTCGACCTTAACTGGTTTGATTTTAGGCCACATACTTGCAGCAACAAAGAATATGGTGATGGCCTTCTTTTTTCTCAGTTAGATGATAGCCATAAAGAATGTTGCCAAGCAGAAAATTCTTTAATTGTTTCTAATGAGGGTTTGCATTTGCCGAACAAAAAAATTATGCCTTTCACTAACGAACAACCCCCAACAAAGATGGCCTTGCTGGTCTTATCGGCAATGGTCACTGAACAACCTTTACACTTTGAATGTCCCGAATGCGACTAGATTTTACAAACAAAGCACTTGAAGAATGGATAAAACTTTGTCCTTTTCCAATAACAGTACAACAAGCGGTAACACAGCCAAAAGCTTGTAAACACATAACAATAGATGTAACTATTGAAGCAAGCAAGACAAAGCCTAATCCAGACTTTGTTGCATCAGATCAACAACAGTTTCTTGAGTTGAGATATTACAACATTGATAAAAAACTCAAAGACCTTACAGCACAAAGATTTAAAGAGGATAATCCTCTTATACAAAGAAAAATATCAAAACAGATTCATGCTCTGTTTGATGAAAAATTTGAAATCGAAAAACAGTTAGATGTTCAAGAAAAATCGTAGAAAACTTGTGGTCGATTATGCCGACTTGATGGGTAAAACAGTTAAACGTACCTTTGATGGTGCGAAGTTTAAATGTGTAACCATTCAATATGCTAAAAATACAGAAATTTTGTATGTAAGCATCTTGCGATGTTATGACTTTGACCATATTGACAATGCTACTGAATATGCCAATGCAGTGGCAAACAAAGCTATTTTTATTGATTGGGATAACTTTTTCTTAAATTATGAATTTTCTGAAAAAGATTGCGAAACAATCTCGGGTAACAACTTTTCAAACAATTTGATAAAGGCCAACTGGAACCAAATAAAAAAAGTATTTGTAAAAGATTTTAAAGAAGGCGCCCATGGGAAAAAGGATTGATTTAAAAGACTTACAACAGTACATTGATGATAAGGGATTTATCGTTCAAAACCACTGCTGGAAATGTCAAAAGATCAGTTACAGAAATGAAAAAGATGCCAAAACAGTTTCAGCAGATATGTTCAAACTTGGTAAAGGCCATACCTATGCATATGCCTGTCCTAAAGGTAATGGCTGGCATCTAACTTCTAAAAAACCAAGAAGTGCAAATTGCCCCAGGCAAAAAAAACAATGCAAAGCAACACGACAAAGTAAACCTGAAAGGAGGAGACAATGAGTGATTCTTTGAAACTTAGAAGATTGAAGGAAATGCGTTTGGCAAACTTAGAGAAACAGTTGCTTGACGATACTTTAAAAGGCTATGACCATTATGTTTTTATAAACGAAAGGGGTAAAGCACAGGTTGTAACAGAACAAGGTCGTTGGGTTGCTGAACATATACGAACAGCAATTTTAAAATTTAATTATCAAGTTGATGAAACTAAGAAAAAACTTGTTAAAGACTTTTCAGATGCAGAAATACAAGCTTATATAGATAAATACGATTCATAGACTATGCAAACAAGAGATAAAATTATTGCTGCCAAAAAGCGTATTAACGAACTTGAAACTCTTATAAGATATTGGTCAATGAAAAAAGTTATAGAAAAACAAAGACTTTACCAAATCACTTAAATAATCTTTTTTTTATTTTATTTATTATATTAGGTTTTTTTCTTATTTCTTTAACTACAAGATTTGCTTCAAGTTCAACTAATCTACCAAGTAAAGATGCAAGAAAAACATCCTGGTGCATTTGATGTCGCACAAGATGTGTACAGTACCTTTTTATATTGTCATAATCTTCACTTTGCATAATTTCTCGACAACGCATTTCAACAGATAATTGCAACTCGGGTGGGGCTGGTTCTATCTCTATGTTGAGAAATTTTTTTACGTTCATTTAACTGGAAATAATTTTTCTTCAATCATTTTTACAATGGCATCATCAACATCATTGTCACTTTTCTCTGCCAAATCTTTCAAAAGACTTACAGCAGCTTTGCGTAATGATTCAGATTTACCAAACTTAATAAACAGACCGATTAAAAATTTAGACATAATTTTGTGTGTTACTTTCCAAACATAACAGTATTTGCTAAATTTGGCACATACTACCCTAAAGCGGTGGTCATCCTGTCTTCATTTTGGGTAGTATTTTATGGCAGACGAACAAGAAGAAAAAGAAGGTACCGATTGGGGCGAAATCTTTGGTCATGCTGTCCGATTTATGATTCTTTGCTGGTCTTTAGCAATGATGACTCTCGGATATATGGACAAAATTCGTAATGATGGTGCGTTTTTGGCAGGCCTTACCTCAGGTGTCTTAGGCAGTTATGGTATAAGTGTAAACAAAAAGAAACCTACAAACGCTGCTAAGATAGTGGATAACAAGGACACTAACGTAGGAATTAAATGAAAAAACTATTTGCATTGCTTTTATTTTTTCCATCTGCTGCCTTTGCAGATATTAAACAGGAATTTGTTACCTCTGCGCAGATAACTGTTGATATGCCATATGTGGTTACGAATAAAGTTGGTACAACATATTCTTTAAGTGGTAATAATATTACACCATCTGTAACTGTAGGAGATACAACAACATCTGGAAAGATTGGTGGAATAAATGTTGGCAGTTTATCAAATGGTGTACCAGCAATGATTCAGACAGATACAGCCATAACAACTGCTGGTTCATCTTTCTCAAAAACAGAATCGGTAATTATGGGTGACGCCACACCTTCTGCGGTAACACCTAGTTCGGGTATTGCATCCTTACCAGTTTTAGGCGGACAAACAACAATAGGAAGCGGAGGCACAGCCGGATCGCTTGCGCTCACTTCTTTATCTAGCGGAGTTCACACTTGCACAGCAGGCGGTAGCGGCACAAGTTGTATAGGCTCTACAAAAGTTACTATAACCATTGATTAAATTTTGGCTGTTAGTTATAATAATATATCCGCTAAGAACCCTTGCTACACCTGTGGTTCCACAATTTCGCTCAGGTTCGCAAACAACCTCTTCAACAAGTCAAAGTGTTATAAATGAAACGATTACATCATACCAATACAGAACTGGTTACTCATATGCAGCAAGTGGACATAATATCGAAGCTGAAACAGGATATATCAACCCTACTGCTACGACACAAAGCACCCAAACAGTTGGAGGAGTAAATTTTAGTTGGACAAGTCCAAATCTCGAAGCAATCCCACGCTGGAAAATCGCAACAGATGGTGCAGCATTTTCGATACAAGAAACTCTCATAACACCAGGCCTAGATACAGTTACAAACATACAAAGAACCATAACAACTTCAACAACTTCAGAAACCACAAGTACCTTTGGTCAATAATATTTTTACTTTTACCTATAAAGCCTTTAAATGCAAATACAACGGTTAGTAGTCCACAAAGTCAAAGTACAGGGGTAGTTAACAACAATGCGACTATGATAACGCCTTCAAGCCTTCCACAGAACCGCTACAGTCAAGGAATTGTTTGTACATCGCCAAGTCTTACAATTACACCATATCTTACAGATGCTTGGTCATTTAACAGGCCTATTGAAACTGTAACCAGACAAGCAATTTATGATGAAGACACTGGCGAGATTAAATATTACCAAGAGACACCACGTTTTGAAAAAGATAACTACAACTTAAATTATGGAATTAGTATGCAATTTAATATACCGCTAGGAAATGGTGGCAAACTCTGTAAAGAAGCAGCAAAGGTAAATATAGAAGCACAAAAACTTCTTATAAAAAAAACACAATATGAAATCAGCTTATTTAGGTTAGAGCAATGTGCCAAGCAAGCAAAACTTGGGGTAAGCTTTGTTGCTGGTAGCCCAAGTGCAGTTACTTGCCAAGATATTGTTATAACAGTACCGCCAAACCAAGTATTACCGCACAAACATATCATCAAGAAGTAGACGAGCAACGGGTATTACACTCATCTACGGATATTTATTTTACCTTATTTTTTTTCTTAGTCAATTTAGTAATAATCTGTTTCACGAGAGGTTTTACAATATTAATAAGAATCGGAGTAGAAGCGGCAACCACAGCAATAGCAGCAGCATTAGTAATAGCAGGGACATTAGGTATGTACTGCTCGGTAAAGCTGGTGTCCTCATACAAAGTAATGCATTTACTTTTATCTTCGTTTAATTTATGTCCGACAACACGTTCTAGTCTTTTATCGTTACGAAAATCCCCAACACGTTGATCTTTTTCTGGATCTGGACATTTTATAAAAAACTCTGTTTCTTTCGCAACAGGCTTTTGTGTAACTGGTGGTTTTGTTTCAGGTATTTCAGGCTCACTAGATTGTATCGGTGTATCTTCTGACATTATCAAATTGTTTGGCTGATAATTCATTGGATTAAAACTTGGAAATGGCGCATCACAAACAGTAAATACACCATTAGGGTCATCCAGTAATAAATTTCTATTGCCAGTATTTTTTATATCTCTATGTTGATATGTACAGCCAGGAACATTTATTGTTAAAGGTATTATGGTTACTGGTTTTGTAAAATCAAGTATTGGTTGTATTTGTACGTCGGGTATATTTATATCAGGTATTCCCATCAAAGAGGCATTGCAGGGAAAGTTTCTTTTGGCATTTGCAATGGTATTTCTTCCATCATTTTTTCTTTTAAATCACCCATAAGTTTGTTTTTTAAATCTCTTTCAAACTCGGGGCTTTGCATATAGCGAATAGCTACAAAACCAAAGGCAGCCATTGACCCTGATAACAAAAGAGACAATAATGAGGCTACTTGACAAATTTTATTAAACATATGTGGAAAGAAGCGTTTATAAAGGCATTAGCACCAATAAGTTTAATGGTGCTGTTTTTGATTGTTGGTTTGACTCCACTATATCTGATAGGTGGAATGATGACTAGACAAATGCACGAAAAAATTAATTAACTATTTCTGTTTTTGTTGTTATTTCTTCTTGGCCTTGTAATTCTTTTAGTCTTTCACTACAAGAAAAAGCTTTCATTTTTAAAGCATCACGAGCTATAACAAGTTCTTTGATTTTTTCTTGAATTTTATTAAATTCATCGACTGCGACTTGCATTTCAAGTTTGAGTTGGTCTATACGTTTTTGTGATTTTGTCATAATTACTCGGTGTCCTGTGCAATAAGTTTTGTTCTCCAAGCTGCTTTTACTGTATCTGTCCAAAGAAGATTACACAATGCTTTCACTTCATCAGGTATAGCTGTAACACCATCAGGCTCTTTGTCCAAAGGATTGTTAACTAAATCTTGTGCATCATCAGCAGGGGTTACTCCATCAGCCTTGTAACCACCTTTAAGTCTTCCGCAGTCAAGAGAGTATCTTTCATATTTTTCTGAAATTTGTACACCATCTTCTTTAATAACAATTCTTTTCCTTACTTGAATAATTTTATATTCAGTAACAATTTCAGTTTTGTCATAATGAATTTCTTTTGTGAGTGCCATTAGGATTAATCTCCGATTAAAACAGGTTTAGGCTTAGTTTATAGACGTAGCTCGGTCTAAACAGTAGTTTGATATGTAAACATGACATATAATTGTGTATTATTTACACAAGCAAGTGACGCATTTTGTGGGTTTTGATCAGAAGTTCCGCTAAGTGCAACTATTCTACCTGATGTTGAGGCGTTATCTAGTCTGCCTTTGAATACATAAGGCTGTGATCCGTTCATGCCTGCTAACCCAGTTGAACTTAAACTTTGGGTCTGAACAGGAAATGGAAAACCTGCACCGCCAACACCTGTGCTAACATTTGTAAATGGAAGATTGGTAAATTCTATAGCATGATTTGAAGACCTCTGATCTGGGTCGCCCGAATATTGACCGCCTCCAATAATATGAACTGTTTGTCCAATTTTTACATATCTTCCAACTCTTCCTGACATACTAGCGTTGGTTCCTGATTCGCTCCTTAAGTGAAAAGTGAAATCGCCTTCTTCATAATCATGAAGTGTATTAGTATCAGCTGTGTCACTACCAAATCTTAATCCTTGTACTCTTATATCTCCATCATTATATATTTCTAATGTTGCTCCAGTTGTATTAAATCCTAATCTAAGATTTGAATTATTATGATCAGCAAAAATATGTCCTGTTGATGCTCCATTTTTTGATTCTAGTTTTATTGCAGCATGAGAAAAATTGCTTCCATCATTTGTATTAAAAATTTGTAAGCCTGCGGGGTTTCCAGTTGAAGCAGCTTTTATTACATTAAAAACACTACCTGTAGTAATTGCTTCAGTTCCATTATGGTAAAGTTCAACTTGTCCATCATCTTTACATGAAATCATAGTTTCAGTTCCATGCAGAATATTTAAATCGCAATTTGCAGAATTTATGGTGTTTACATCTGTTCCTGAGGTGTCATGTTGAATTATTAAATCCTGACCTCCACCAAATTCTAATTTTGAATCGTCACCAAAGGAAAGTGTGTCTACTGATTTATCAAAAGTGATGTTTACATTTGCACCCGCAAAAGTTACATCTTCATTAAAAGTACTTGTACCACTAGCAGTCACACCGCCAGTAACGTTAATTCCTGAAGAACTAACATTGAGTCTTACAGAACCGCCTGTTGCAATATCAAAATTATTAGCAGCACTTGAAAAAACCCCTGTGTCCAAATCGTCACGAAAAGCTAGTGCGGGAGCCGAATTTGAGCCATCTTCAAGAGTTAAAGTTCCGTCAAGTTGTAAAAGTTCCACCCAACCATCGTTTGCTGAGTTTCTTATTTTTAAAATGCCTGTTGTAGTATCAGCCCACCACATATAGGCTGCTGTTGTACTTGGTGCAGAAGAACTGCTGTTATTTGTTAATATTGCTTGTAATACATTATTTATGTCACTACGAACGTTCGCACCTGTACTATTGTCTATAACATAATCGTGGGTAGCCATTTTACACTAATTTTTCTTTAAGGTTATCATAATTTAAGAGCCTCGACCAAAACCAGTTGCACTATATTTAAATTCCCTATTTACATGACTACTTCCATTTTTTATATCTATATTAAATCCACTGCCTGTTATGGAAGATAAAGCAAAGAAATCGCCGCTTTGTGCGTTTTCTATTGTTATCGCAATGCTAGGTAAAACAGAATTTGCTGCAACACTTGTACCAGATTGTCCTGTAAAAAATGAATTTGTAAAAGTCACTGATTTTTGAGAAGTACCAGAAGAAATAATTCCACCACCTGTTGCCCCTGCATTACCGAGACTTGTTTCTGTTCTACTTTCCAGTTCTGCTGTATAACCTAGCTGGTCAATCTCAATACTTTGGGCTGGGTCGTCAGAATCCATTTCGCATCTAAATTTAAAACCACGACCAACATAAGTCCCGTTTACAAAAGGATTAAATCTAGTAAAGTTTGCTCCGTAAGTACAAGCTGTTCCAGAGGATATTGTTGCACTTGTAGCTGAAGTAACTGTAAAGGTGTTATCTGTTTTTGAGGTTATTTCGTAGTTACCATCTGTTGCGGAACCAGCTGTAAAATCAATTACAACAAAATCTCCTACTGAATAACCATGTGCAGTTTTTGTGATTGTAATAGTAGTACCACTTTGCCCATAAGTTGCTGATGTTGACAAATCTGGGTCAAGATCAGTTACCGCAACTAATAACGAAGCACCAACATCAAATGCAGTAGCAGCGTCAAAGTCAGTCCAAGTATCAATATTGGCCGATCTCTTATCTATCAAATCATTTGGATAAAAACCTTGTGTAACAAAATGTCTGCGTAATCTCAAAGGTTGTTTACCACCTAAATCTAAAGTATTTGCAAACTCATATGAACCGCCAGTAATATCAACAGCACCAAGAAAATCAAAGTCTGCAATAGAATCAAAGTCTGCTTCATCATCTAATGTGACTAGAGATCCAAGAACAAGACCATTTACATCATCACTAAAAAAACAATCAACTTTTGTACCAGCAAAAGGTGGTGAATCTGTATCCTCTCTATCTGTTAAAACTGTTAATTTAGGAAATGGGTCAGGACTAGTAACTATTACAGAAGTTTCGCCTTCACTCAATCTACCACCGTCATCTCTAAATTTTAAAATATATTCACCATTTACAATATTAGGTACTATAGATTCACTGACATTACCAGGCAAAGCTGGTATAACATCTACAGAGTTTGTAAATGTTGCTGTACCATCTGCAAGGTTACTGGCACGTACAACTACGTTACCTCCATGTGTTACATCAACATCTGTAGCTTTATCAAAACGGAGCCTTACAAATTGATCTGATATTGGTTCTATTCTTAAATTTGTAACATCTTGTGGTCTTGCGGTTTTACCAATAGCTTCAAAAGTAAGATCGTTTGATGTAGCAGAAAGTTGACCCTGCACGTTATAACTAAATACCTGTATTTCATATGTTCCAAGCTGACTGTTTTTTATTTCAAAATCAGGTCTTGAAACTTTTTCAGTAACAAAATTACTATTTTCAAAACGATAATTTACTTGATATTCAATAACACCAACAATAGGTTGCCAACTTATAAATATTTTTGATACAGCTTGATTATTAATAGGAACTATTGTCTCAACAGCAGAAAGGTTAGAAGGTGGTGGTTTTAATTCATTTAAAACAGATACACTTCTTGTTGGTAAGCTTGATCCATCTTCAATAAAAGCATATTTGCCTTCAACATATGAAAGTGCTGTAATTGAAAAATTTATTCCATCTTGCTCTTCAACAGTTATTACTCTAAACTTTTGTGCTTGTACTGTTGTATTTTGTAAAAGCCAAACAGTGTTTACATTTGGTGTTTGAGAAAAAGCAGAACTAACTGTAACAACACCACTAGAATCAATACTGGAAACATCTTTTGTCTCAACAGTTCCATCTGGTAAAACAACACTAAATGTAGGCGAATTTGTTGTTGCTAAATCAGAAGCATTTGCATCATCTATTGTCATTACTGTTGTTGAAGCAACAGCAGATAATCTGCCACCTCTTCTAACACCAGCACGAACAGGGTCATTTATATCAATAATTGCACCAGGCCTTACTACAGCACCAGCATCTATTGAAGTAGAAAAGCTAACCAGTTCTGATTCATTTTGCTCTGCAAATAATATTGCTCTGCCTAATCTCGCAGCTTGTCCTCTTGATGTACAACCAAAAGCTTTTACTTGTTTTGTAATTATTCCAAACTTACTTTGTGCAGTACTATCTTCTACAACCTCGAAATCTATTTCTTGACTGTCCATATTAAAATATGAAACAGCTACAGCAGTATGTCTTTGTTTTAAGCTGCTGCCAGAATAATTAAAACCCTCAGATGTAACATTACTTAGATTAAAAAGATAACTTGCATCTTTTGGAGAATCTTGAGTAATAGTAATTGAACCAGCAGAAAAAATTGGCATACATCTCATTACACCTGATAATTCATTAATTAAATCAAAAGCTTCAGATGATGTTTGAATATTTACATTGCAACTAAATCGTGCCTCTTGACCGCCAAAGCCATCATCTACAAGAGTGTTTGCATATTTGCTTGCAGTAACAAAAGAAAATAAATCAAGATTGCTGTCTGTTATGTGATCTCCAAAACCATATCTAGTATTTGTTAAAAGGTCTAATAGAATCATTGCTGGACATGAAGTCCATACAGCAGCACCCATAACACCATTAAAAATATAACCCGAAGGGTAAACAATACGGCCTGTTGCAGTATCAACAGTCGGTGTTCCAGAACTAGATGCGCCTGCACCCGGTATTCTTACTTTTATTCCACGAATCCTAAATTTTCTTGATGGTATGGAACTAAACTGCTGTGAATCTAATCTTATTGCGTTGTAAGCAGAGTTTGCATAAGTAGAAGCATCATCAATTATTTCTGTAAAACTTGTCCATTGAAAAGCATTTATCGTACTGCTACTTGTACTGTCTGCTGTTATTCTTGTAACCCTTATATCAACAGGAAAAGAACCTGTAATTTTAACAGAAAAATCTTTTTGATAGGCGTCAGCAGTTCTTCCAGTAACAGTATCAGTATGTATATCTGTAAAACCACCAGAATTGTATTGAACAGAAATTTTAAATTGTACTGTATCTCCTAATAAATCCCCTTGCTCTGTAGCTATTTGTATCTGCGGAAATGTGATTGAAACTCTTATTCTATCTACATCTGTATTTGTAATTTGTCTTGTAACTGGACTTGCAGCAGTTACAGTTACACCTACAGGTATTGTAGATTGACTACTTTCTATTCCATCAATTTTTGTCTGGTTGGCAGTTCCGTGTCGTGAGTTAAATGTTACGTCTTGAAAGTTAAAATCAACATCTTGCGGGTCTGTTGATGATGCTGTTGATCTTAATATTGGTGTATCATTTAAAAATACGTCTTTAAGATACGCATTTTTGTATGCTGTAGATGTTTTATCAGTAATACCTTCTTTTGATGCAGATGCACTTCCTTCAATCTCTCCCTCACTTATCAGATCAAGAAAGGTTGCGAACTGTTTACTGTGTAAAGTATCAGGTGTCCTAGTAGGTTGTGGTGGTGGCGGAGGAGAACCACCTTTTGAACCACGAATAATTTTTCTTTTGTCGGTCATACTTGTACCTGTTCTGTATCTATGCCACCACTTATAACAACAGAGCCAGTTATTATTTCTCCATAAACAACAGGCACAGGCGTTCCAGCCCTGCCAGTTTGTTGTGTTCCACTGAAGCTAAATGACAACCTTGGATCTTGCTCTGAAGTAAACTCAGGCATTTTAGGTACAGGAAACAACATACCACTTACACCAGTTAGAACTAATGCAGCACCAATACCAAAAGCAGCTTTGGCACCCATCCCAGCAGAAGCAAAACCAAAGAAGCCTTTTCCACCAATAGTCAAAGGATTTGTAAATAAACCACCAACACCAAAGCTCATTGCAATTAAAGCACCACCTAAAAGTATTCTTCCTAAATTACCACCAGCACCAGATACTACAGGAACAAATTTAATATCAGATTGACCAATAGGAAAATGCAATTCATCAATCCCAACATCTTCTTTTTCTAATAACACTTGATAATACCTAGCAGCCATATGACTTTCTAACTGTGGAAAATTATTTACGAGAAAGCTTACAGCTTGTGCTGTTGTATTTACAGCAACATCAAATTCTTTATGGCCAGTTATCTCAGCTAGTTCGCCATACAGTTTAAGTTTACGGAGCATAGCGTAACCTCATGCCAGTACATTTTAACAACCATTCGTTGTATGGTTCTTTACAGCTTATTCTATCTGCTAAATGATGTAAAACATCACCATCTATAAAAATCGCCACATGATTTAAACCTGTGGTCAAAATAGACATAAATAACAAATCGCCATTTTCAAGTTTTTCCTCAGGTCTTAATTGCCTAAAACCTGTACGCCATGCACATCTTTCAAACATAGGGTCTGCAATAAATTCTTCGGGTGTAATTGGTCTTTCCCAGTCTCTTAAAATTATTCCTTTTGTTTCTTTGTACCAATCTCTTACTAATGCCCAACAATCAGTAACACCCCAAACCCAATGTCTACCAATAAGAGGTGGTTTATAACCACTTGGTTCATAATATCCCCACTGTTCCGTTTTTGGATTAACTATATGCCATGGTAATTTTGAATCTTCGCAACTTATCATATCTGCTTGACTTGCAATAGGTTGTGTTGTTGGGTGGCTATGTATAACAGCTAATATTTTTCCGGTATCCTCTGCTTTTGCATAATCAATAGGGTCAATAATAAAACATTGATTTGACCAATTTGATAAATTTTTACAAGCAAAATATTTTTCTTTTCCTTTTATATCTATTAATAAACCACAAGACTCTTTTGGGTCTTGCTCTTTTGCATGAGCCAATGCAACATCTTTCCAACTCATATTTTTATTCGGCCAATGCTAGGAAATTCTGCCCTTGTACATTGTCTTTTAGGCGCACGAACACCAGCAAGATCAATTGGTGCAGCAAGTTCAAAAGAAACAACCTCTCTTGTCTCTTGTGACTTTCTATCAATCGAATATATCTCTTGTGCAAATTCAGCGTTTGGGTCTGGTGTGCCGTAGGGATTTACATTACCAGCAAAATTTACAGCATCAATAAATTTGGCAAGTGTTCGTATTCTTGTTAAGGTTGCACCTGTTAAATCATTACCAGTAGTTGTTTGATTAACAGTAAGTAAAATTGAAGTAATAGTTCCAAGAACATTACTAACAGTTAAAGTTGGTCTTGGTATTTGGCCTTTTTGGTATGCAAAACCTTCTACTTGTACAGGAAATCTTTGGTAAGTATTTCCAGCCCAAACAATCTCTCCATTAGCATTTAAACTTGAACCCGCATGAAATCTATATGTTGTTGCAGACCCATGCAAAGCTGCAGTAGTTGTAAGTGTAAATAATTCAATAATTGATGATGGATTTATTGATTGAATATCACTAATAACACTACTGCTCATGGTTCAAATACCTCTCTAAATGTTGTGTTAATTCTGGCTCTATTATTGTAAGGTATTGTTTTTGTCCAGCTTTCGCAAACAAACTTTTTAGCACCAGAAACAGTAACAGATACATTACCACTGTTGGTAGCACTTGAACCAGCAGTAACAGTGAAAGTATTTTGATCAGCAGAAGATGCAACAATAAATGTTCCGTCTGTTGCAGAACCAGTTGTAAAATCAAGAGTTACAGTTTCGCCAATAGCTATACCATGTTTGGTTACAGTGATTGTAACAGTGGTTCCTGATTGACTGTAAGTACCTGTTTTTGATACACCTTCTCCATGTGGTGTAAAAGTAAAGCTTGCTTGGTCATTAGCTCTACTATCTAAAAATGCCTCAATAACATCTGCATCTTCTTCAGATTCGTTGAACTCTAAATCATATACTTTTGGATTTTGATGACTAGCTAGTCCAAACAAAACCCTATGCTCGTAACCATCTGCAAAACGTACAAGTCTTTTTACTGGTTCTGATTTTTTTCTAAAACTAGAATATGTTGGTGTGAATGATGGAAATGTGGCCATTATGCAAGTAAACCTCCAGGTCGTTTTTCTTGTATTAGTTGTGCCTGTATTGCAGTAGAAAGAACAAGGCCAAGCTCTCTGCTTTGACCTTCATTACCTTCTACATTAGAACCTGATGCATCTACATTAACAACAATGTTATTTGTTACGCCACCACCTAAAGAATGATTTGGAATAATTGTTCCAGCAGTAGAAGGTACAAACAATTCTGGACCTCTCTCCCCTACGATTGATGGTCTGCCTACAGGCGGTCTGCCACCATTAGCAAAAGTAGGTAAATTTGCAAATGGACCACCAAATCCAGCAAGAATTGTATTTATGCCAAGTTGTAAAAGTGATCGTGCGATCATATTTAAAATACCTCTTGCAGCTTCGCCTAATGTTCTTGCTTGTAATATTGCATCTGTAAGAGCATCAGATACACCCTGTGCAATACTATCGCCAATTTTTTTAAAGGCATCACTTACACCACCAGTGCTTTCTTCAATTTTTTTAACTTTTCTATCAGTACCATCAAGTAATAAATTTTTTCTAGCAGTAAGCTCATTGATTTTTTTTGTTAATGCTTCTTGTGTTGATAAAGATTGATTTATTTCTTCAAGACTTATTCTTCCACCCATCTGATTCATAAGTGTGTCTATTTGATTTTTTGTTCCTTGTAACTGACTAATTCGTAAATCAAGTGCTTCTGTATCAAGACCTAAAGGTTGTATATTTTTTGTAAAATTTTCTATTTTTTTTAGGTCACTTAAAGTACCGCCTGGGATTATTAAATTTGCTCTGAAACCAGATATTTGTCTTTGAAACTCACTTGAAAATAATCTATTAATTGAGCCTAATAGTTTGTTTGCAGTTTTTAAAGCACCCATTAATGCTGGTTCTAATACTTCTCCAATAGTTCTTGCCAAAGTTTCTACATTATCTTGAAAAGTTGATAACTGACCATTTAATGTTTGGGATTGTTTTGTTGCTCCACCAAAAAATACACCACCCTCACTTGTAAGATTTATTAATGCTTGATTAACAAGGTCAGCACCAATTTTACCTTTACGCATTGCTGATTCAAATTCATCACCCTGCAATCCTGTAATACGTTTTAATTCACTTGTAATATCAACACCTCTTTCCAATAACTGCAATTCTTCCTCTCTTTGCAGCTTACCCTTTGCTAAAATCTGACCGAAGGCTGTTGATATACCACTTAAATCTGCACCAGTGGCACCAGCAACATCTGATAATCTTTTTACAGTATCAACCAAATCTTCTGTTTCAAAGCCAAAAGCTTTTAATCGTTTTGATTGTTCTATTAATTCACTACTTGTAAATGGTGTAACATTACCAAAAGCTTGTAATTGGCTAATAATTTTATTTGCAGAATCAACAGAGCCAGTGAGTTGTATAAGTGCTGTTCTCTGTGTTTGTAGTTCTGCTGTCCTGACAAATATAAATCTTGCTGTTGCTGCAACTGCTAGTGCTTTTAATAAGGGTGCTAATGATCTTGTTAATGTTTGTACTCCACCAGCAGCCACCTTTGCCGATCTTCCCTGCTCTCTAAATGAACGATTTGATCTATCTAATCTGCCTTTTAATTTATCTGTATTTTTACTAAGTTGTCTTGTTATCTGGTCAGTACGCTGCAATGGTCTTATTGCATTTTGTGCATCAACTATTAATCTGACAGTAGATTGTGCCACAAACGCAAATAACCTTTATTATATATTACCTTGTTTTGGCTTTTTGACGATTCATTTCTTGTTTTTCCCTTTCATATTTAACTTCATAATAGGCAGCCCAATGAACCAACTCCTCTTCTGTTATAGCTTTTCTTAATTCAACTAATGTCTTACCAAGTTCTGTTGCGAGAAAAAACTCAAAATTTAACCAGTTGTCTCGCTTTATTCGTTTTTTGCTGCACCTAGATCAACATTTAAACCCATCATAAATATTTCTAGATCATTTAAAACTGTTTCAGGAAGAAACCTTTTAAGGTTTTCAGCATCAGCAGAAGCAAATGCTTTTGATCCATCTTCATTCTCTGCAAGCTGGCAAAGAAGTCTTGTTGATATTACCAATCCTTCCTCAGAGCCAGCAGCAGCTTGTGCTTGTATTCTGTCGTGTCTAGTTAATGGTGGAAAATATAATTCTTTTAACAGTTCGCCATTTGGCTTTTTTAATTCATACTTTCTTCTGTTGCTCATTACCTCGCCAAAAGCTTCAGTAATAAGGTCGACATTTCTTTTTGCCATAAATTATTAGGTTGGTTATCCTAATGTACTATATAGCTGAAGTTATGGCACCACTTGTGATAAAGGTTATATTTACCTCTTGTATCTCACCAAGTGTTGCACCATACTCTGCATTGGTGACTATTCCAGAAAAACCAATTTTTTTAGCAGATTGCGCAGAGTCAGGGAACAACTCAAATAATGCGTCTGCAGCATCACCAGTTACAAGAACATCATCAATAAATGCTTGGTAATCTGAGTTACCAGATGGGTTGTAAAGAAGTGTTGCAGAACCTTCACCAGAAATTAGGCCACCAACAAAAGTTTTTGATGTGTCTCCCATTTTTGTGGTTTCCATTGTGTCTTTAGTGACAGACAATGACCATGCTCTTAAATCACTTACATCTGCCTCAGTACCAGCAGCATTGTGGAACATAATTTTTCCAACATCACCTTTTACAGCCATAACAAAAAAAAGTATTTATTTTATATTAACCTTTTTTAGTATTTTTCACATCTTTTTTGGCATTTTGTTGTGCCTCATAATATTTTCTACATTCTGGGTCCCAATATTGTGACTCTCTTCTACCCTTTACTGCTTCGATTGCATCAAGCATATCTTCAGTAATTTCAAGCTTTGCCATAGTTAAAGTTCCTCGTAAATCTCAAATGTTATTCTAAGTTGTGTTTGAAACTTGCCTTCTGGACTAGATGCCAAAACTTCTGGACCTACTGGCGAGTCAAAAATAACATCTGATACTGTCACTTTATTGTAAAGGTCACGCAACCTTTTGCCAATTGTAAAGTTTGCCCCAGGACCAATTCCTTCTTCTGTAAATATATTAATTAGAACAAGGCCAACTAAAACATTTACACCACCAGCCAAGTATCTACCTGTTCCAAAACTTGTAAGACATTGAACAAAGGTATCTTCTGTTGTTGAATCAAAAGACATATTACCAAATACAACAGGTATAGCAGGGCTTGATGCTAACTCTGTTGCAAGTCTGCCTTCAATCGTTGATCTTACTGTGTTTAAATCTAATGCTGCCATTATGCTCTCCTAAATTCATCTTCAATAAAACCTTCAAGCTGTTTGGCAATTAATTCAGGATAACCTTTAATTGTTTGTTGTCTTGTTCTATATTGACCACCCCAACTTGGTGGCAGACTTGTACCATAAGCAACTGGTTCAGCATATTCTATATCTGTAAAGACTTCCCCAACAAAAGGTTGTATATCATTTTGCCATGATGCTCTTAAATTACCAGTTTCGCCAACTGGCGTTGCCTTTTTTACTTCTGCTTCCCATAACAAAGTTGCTTTTTTTACAGTACGAATTACTTTATCTTCAAAGTGTTCGCCAATACCAGACAATCTTATTTCTCTTGCCATAGTTACCTCAGTACAAGTTCAAAGCTAATTGGTGTATTATTCTGTTCATTAACAGAAATACTAATAATTTTAAATTCAACACTACTTATGACAACCCTATCTTTTGTTGTAGGTACAAAGGTTATGTCATTTGCAGAAATAGTAAGAATCTTATCTTGCGACTCAATGAGATCGTTTACTTCTGACCTTGAAACATTATCAAGTACACCTTTTATGGTTGTATCAGATGTTGTCTCTGTTATGGCACCAGTGGTTGTATTGTAGCTGCCAGTACTAACTCGCCTTATAGTTACATCTCCACCAAGTTTACTTAGTGTCTTTGATGCAGCTTTTTTTAAGGCGTTTGCAAGGCTCATATTAGATAAGCAATAACAGTGCCACTATCAAGCTTGACACTTGTAATAACACCTTCAATGGCAGTATTAGATTTAAACTGCAGAGATGTTAAATCGCCTGTAATGTTTTCTGCTACAAGTGTATTAATAACAGAATCTTGTAATGCTTTTATACAGCCAAAACGACCTGTATGTGCAGCAGTATCATTAATAATTTTGGCGGCTGGGTAGTAGCTCATTGTTAACTCCTTTTGATTGCGACATTGCCTGGACCACTAATTCGTAAACCAGTAAAATACCGTTCAAATAGTGGTGGTACTCTATCAGCACCAACCGAACCATAAAAATTCGGTGTTGCATCTAGATTACCAATTTTTACATTTTTAAAATCTTCAAGACCACTCAATCCTAAACCATTACGATTATTATTCAAGTAAACAGCAAGAATAACTTGCGCCTTCTTAACTTGCTCAGGTATCTCTGTCTCTGCGAAATAATCTGTTGATATTCTGAATGGAAAACCTATTGAATATGTATTTATGTAAGTGTCTGGTTTCCTTACACCCTGTCTAGGCCATTGTAATGCCTGTGTATTAGTTACTCTCGCGCCTAAAAATCTTTCTCGGTCAACTCTGATTGCAGCAGTAAATAAAGCTCTGTTTTTATTGTCAGTATTTGAACCATCCCATGCAGCCACATCATCATCTGCAACAAGACCCTCTATTATTGCGTTTGCATCAGACAGTGTTATGTAACTGTTCGCTGATGCTCCTCCTACTGTTGCGTCTATCGAGATTGCCATTTTGTTTTACTTTGGTTTTCTTTTTTTTAGAGGGAGCAGAGACTACCAATTTGGCAGCCTCTTGTTCTCTCATACGCTTAAAAGCGAACATTCCCATTAGCTTGAAGCACCCTTGAGTGCAACAAAGCTAAGAACAATCGCTTCAGACTCAGATCCACTTGTCAAATTGGTAACAGATATTTTGAAAGATCCGTCAGCAATTAAGTTGGCTTGTGCCATATAAGCACCAGCAGTTCCACCAGAGCTATGGTTTACAAGAACAACATCAGTAGATGAAATTTTACTGTTAGTGACAGTGAAACTTACTTCTGCACCAGCACCTAAAGCAGCACCATTCATAGTGATTTGACCAGACTCTGCATTGAGAGTTACACCTGTTGATTTATTAGATGCTTGGGTTACTGTACCGCCTGTTGTTGGTCCAGTTAACTTACCAGCACTAACCTCGAATAAACTTGGCATGATTTAATTACCTTTAGTC